TCTTCCCCGGCCCCCCCCAAACACGACACACAAAACCGCCGTAACAAAAAACGGCCGCTCCGGCGTACCCCGCTCGGCGATCGCGCGCGCGATCGGGAAAGCGGCCGATTCCGGTATCCCCTTGCGCCGGCACCAGGCTTTTATTTTGTCTAGTGGTGGTGGGCGCCGGTTCGGCGCCGTCCCGAGCTCGATATACGGCGCCTGCACCGCGGGCGAGTAGACGACGGCCGCAAACCGATTCGGAAACATTGCGTACGCCATTGTGTCGTGTAACTCGTGCGTGTCGTACGCGTCGATTTGCTTTAGGTTCGATTGCGCCTGATTGCGGCATTCGATCGCGCTTGCTTCGTTCGCCGCGTTGAGCCAATCGGGAAAGTGTTCGCGCAAGTATTGAATGTTTTTTTTGAGCTCCGCGGCGCCGGTTATTTTGGCTTCCAACACTTTGCCCATGAAAGTTTACAAACCAGGCTCACTCGGCGAGCTACCTATCGCAATCTGCAACCACGCGGCGCCGAGCCGGCGCGCCCAACCAAACCGCGAGCGCAACAACCGCGCGAGCAACCGGCCGCGGAAAGTCAACCGCGCCCGTACGATCATTGCGCGCCCGCCTCTTTTCGCTCGCAAGTGAGCCGTAACCATTCTTCGCGAGCGTCGATGTTTTCCGGCTCGCCGACGATATCTAACAACTGCTCGCGCCACATCACGCGGTAGACCGACGTGATTCCCGGCTGATAGCGGATTGTGATTTCGTACCGCACGCGCGCGGCGATCTGATCGCCGGTTGTCCGATCGGCGCCGCGCGGCGTCGTCACCTTCGCCGGAATGTCGGCAACCAGGCCGGCCGGCACGGTTTCGCGCGAGCCGCCTTGCCCGTCCGGCGTAAGCTCCATTTGAAACAACGACACCCACTCGCGCAAATCGCTACCGTTCATCGCTCGCCCTCACGCGACTTGAGTTCTTCGCGAACCAATCGAACGCGCCGGCCCAAAGTTTTCATTTGCCAACCGAGTTCGTCTGCACTCATGGTTTTAAGCTCCGCTATGAACTCCAACCTTCGGCGCCGCCATTGTGTCTCCATCACTGATTCGCATACACACGCCTTACACCTGTAATCATGCGGGCGCCATGCCGGTTGATGCGCCTGTCGTGGGGGAAACATATCAAGCGGCTTAACTTTGCGGCATTTCGAACAAAGCCCAGGAACAAATTTAGCCTGAAACGATTGGACGAATTTTGCTATTGTCGCCGCCGACCGATTGCGGCGCCCGTCGCCGCACCGCGTTTTCCGTTCCGGCGCAACGTAGTCTTTTCGCCACGCGCACGCCGGACACTCGCCGTTCGTCCAACCTTCGGCCGGTTCGATAAGCCGGCACTCCGCGCAAAACCGACGCTTTCGAGTCATACCCACGATTCCACAATTGCCCAATCGTCGAACGGTTGCCGGCCGAGATTATACAAGCCGGCCGGCAACGCGCGCCGCACTTCGTCGAGCGTCCGGCCGCGGGCGAACGGCTCGCCCAAGTCGATCGGCTCGGCCGTCCGGCCGTCGTATCGCCGGCACACGAACTCATGCGGAAAATCGCTCGGCATTCCGTACACCGTGTAAAGCGTGACCGCGGCTTTCGTCAAGCTCATGGAATAATCTCAACGCACCGTTGATGCGCCGGAATCGCGGAGTACGGTTGCCCGTTGTCGCGCCGCGCGGCATCTTCGCACGTTTTCGGCACCCGTAAGCACTTTTCACCCGTCGCGATAAATCGGCAACAAAGAAAACACCGTCGGCCCGATTCGGTCATTACGAACGAATGATAATGGGAAATTTCTTCCGGCGTCATCCACTTATCTCGATTACGCGCGACCGTCTTTAACTGCTTGCGCGAACGCTTTTAACTCCGCGTCCAAGTCCACCATGACTTGCAAATCCGCATCCGTCGGTTCGGTTTCTGGCGCAAATGCTGTAATCACGCGAAACAGAATAGATTCGGCGCCCGCATAGAACGCGCGGCGCATTTCCTGACGCTGGACTAGCGAAACGTTTTCCGGCAGGACCGCGCGGGCGAATTGGTCCCATTGCTCTGCCATCAGTAGCCGTTTGATTTTCGTTTCAGCCATAGGCATCAATTATCCGCTTAACTCGATCTGGAACGGGCGCCACAAGTCGCGCACGCCGTCCGGTATCCCCTGCCCTGCCATCGCGGCGTACTTCATTTCGCGCCCGCCCGAGCGGTTCTCATAGAGCACCATTGCGTACTCTAGAATCCCTTCTTTGATGCCGTCCGGCACGTCGGCCGGCGTGTCGCCGTAGCCGGAATCATAGACAACCGTTGCCGGCCCGTCAAGCGCCGCGTCGAGCGTGACGACGTTCCAGGCGAGCTTATACGTTGCCGGATCAACCGGCGCGCCGGCCGCGGTAATCGACGCGACGCCTTGCACCTTGCCGCGCGGCAATAGTAGCACCTGGCCGGCGTCGTCGCCGGCCGGCACGAATAGCCCCGATAGCGTTTGCGTCAGAAACGAGCGCCGCGTATATTGCTCGCCGCGCGTCGTCGCCGCGCGTAATTCCCGATCGAGCAATTCCGGTTGCCGGTCCACCGTGAGCCCGTTCAACCTCGCGTGATCTATGAACTCTGCCACCGTAACCGGCGCCGTCGCCGGCTCGGCGATAACCTCGATCTGCACGCACCTCATAGCGGATTCATTCCTTCGGCGTCGGTCATTTCCAACCACAACCAGATACGCGCGGCCGTCGTGAGCCCGTCCACCGATTGCCGCAACATCGCGAGCGCCGCGGCGTCGCCCGCGCCGGCGTGCGCGTTCATATCCCAAACCGGCGATTCGATCCATTGCCGGCAATACGCGCGAATCAACGAGATATCCAACACGGAAAGCGGCTCGCGATTGAGTAGCCGGCCGATCGCCGGCGCGAGCGCGCCGCCCGTTTCATACATCCAGTATTTCGGCGCCCGCGGATCGTCCGGCGCCGGCAACCGTACGCCGTCATTCGTCATCATTGCCGCTCGCCCTTGTTTTCCGGCGCCGAGCCGATCGCCTTGTTTTCCGGCGCCGGCTTTTGCTTGCGCTTCGGCCGCGGTTTCTTCGGCTTCGGCGTTGCGTTTATTTTCTTCGGTTCGCCCATTTTGTTCGCCCTCGAAAACACCGGCGAGAATCGCCGCCCGACCTGTTAGGCGATTCCCCCGGCAAGATATCCGGCCGACGCGTTCGCCGAGCGCCGGCCGGATAAGCTCTGTTACTTCGCGTTGCGGCGCGTGGCACCCTCGGCGCCGGCAACGGCGCCAACCGGCGTAACGCCCTTTTCAAACGCGGCCGGCGAGTAGATCACGAGCGCCAACCGTTCTTCGATAAGAACCGTCAACATGTTCTTAATGAAGTCGTCTTCGTTCTGATTGGCAATCTGCACGTTCACGTCCTCGCGATCGAGCAACTGCGAATTGCCCTGAAACGCGCCAACCAGGAAAGTACCCGCGGGTTGATGCGAGCTCATCACCATTTTCGTTCCCCACAGGCGCCCGCCCGCGGCGTACTCCATCGGGTTCGCGAAAATGTAATTACCCTGCGCGTTTTTCATCATCGCCACCAAACCCCAATCTACCGGATTCAGTACCGAGCCGTCCGGCATAAAGCCCTTGGCCGCGAGATCGAACACCGCGACGCCCACGGCGTCCACGATCGAAGCATCGGCGCCGCTCGGCGCCGGCGCCGCCGCGGCCACCGTGTTAAAGCCTTGCAGGTTCGGTGGCGCGCCCGAGCCGTTCAATAGCTGATTGTCTTCGACGGTTTGGACGCCCCAAATGCCGTTGTTCTCAATCTGACTCATGAGAAACGGCAAATCGTCGCCGGTTTGCTTCGAAACCTTGAAATAGTGGGCGATCGTCCGAACGATCGACGTACGGCCGACGAACATTTTATCCGATTTCGGTTTCGGCTGTCCCTCGGCGACGGGCGCCGCGGCGTTAGTAAAGCTCGATTCCTCGACGTACTCGACGGCGCCGGCCGTTGTTCGCCCTTGCGGAATGAGCGTGCGAACGCCGATCGGTGGCCGCGGCAACTGGCTCACGTACGTCGAGCGTTCCGGCAACGACGGCGAGAGATTCAGAATGTCTTTCGCGCCCCAAATCGGCCCTTTGACGAGCACCGAATGCTTGAATTGCCCGCCGCTCTTGAGCGCCGCGAGCATACCGGCGTCCTCAATGACGGTTTGCCCGATCGACTTTGCAAAAACCGGCGTTGCCGGCCCGCGGTTCATCTTTTCTTCGAGCGCGTCAAGCCGCTTTTGCGCGTCGGTCTGATACTTCGCCTGCAGACTCACCATATCGTCTGTGAGCTTGGCGAGCTTTTCGGTTGTCTCGCTCGACGCCTTGCCGTATTTCGTCAAGTCCTCGGAAAGCGTCGCGTACTGGCCTTTGAAGCCGGTAAGAATCCCCATCAACTTGGTGATATCTTCGCCGGTAACAGGATTCGTGTTTTCACCCATGACGTAATTGCTCCATGCCGGCCGTGAGTTCGTAAATCACGCCGGCCGTGTTTATGAGTTCGTGAAATTTCGCCGCAATCGCTTGCGTTTCCGGCTCAACGTCCCGTTTCGCCTTCATGGAAGAAATGAGGCGCTTTGCCTCAACGTGAAGAAATCCGGCGTCCCGCAAGATATCTTCAATTTCGCGCTCGGTCAGCGGCTCATCGGCCGACTTCACCCGAGCCACGCGCGCCCGCGGGTTCATGGGAACCGCGGCGAGCGAAAATTCGTAAACGTCCAAATCGGTCAAGTCGCGGACGCCCGTATCGCTGTTGAATTTGGCGCCGTCTTTGCCGACGCCGTAACCGATCGAAAGCCCGAATGGTTGCTTGAGCTTCGCCGCGTGTTTCGCGAGAGCGTACGCGTTGCGGCCGTCGTCGCTGCCGAGCGTGAATTCCCCGCGGACTAACAAGCCCTTCGAATCTTCTTCGCCGCCCGTCGAGAATCCAACCGGCCGGCTCATAATGTGCCCCATGAGCACCGGCCATTTACCGCCCGATTCGTCGAGCGTGCGTTTGAAAGCGCCGCGTTTGATGCGATCGCCGCCTAGATCCACGTTATTGAAGACGGCCGCGTGCCCTTCAAACTGGCCGTCTTCGGTAACTTCCTTCACGTCAAACGCACACGTAAACGCTTTCCGTTCCATCGCTCCCCCTTTATGCTGCCCGCGGCCGGCGCCGCTCGACAACCGCATATCCCATCACGCATCGGCAATTCACCGTATTCGCCGCCGACGCACCAGGCGAGCCCGGATACATCATATTCTCGCCGCCGACACTGAACGGCGCCGATAACTCGCGCTTTTGCCCGCTCGCGCCTATGTGCGCGTCGCGCGCGCGGCCGTCCGGCGTCGCCAACCAAATCTTTAATTCGACCGCTCGCGAATCAACCGCCGCGACGTATGAGCCGTAATTCGTCGCCGAGTGCACCTCGGTTCCGGCGATCGCTTGCGAGCGCCCCGGCACAATCGAGAGCTTCGCGCGCCGGATGCGCGCGGCAATCTCCGCGGCCGACTCGCGCGCCGCGACGCCTTGACGAATCTGGCTGTCAATCGAATGCCGCGACGTTTCGGCAATGCCGGCGACGCGTTCGGCGCCGTTCGCCCGCAACCACGTTCGCGCGGCCGGCTCGAAAATCTCGGCCCGCGGCTCGCCGATCCAATTACCGATTAACAGTCCACCGGCCGGCACCATATCCAACCAAACGCGATCGAGATAGCCGGCCCATTGCGCCGGTTTAACCGCGGCGTCGGCCGCGTCGTCGGCCGGATACCGCGCGGCCGCTCGGTCAAACTCGCCGGCGAGAATCACGGCCGCGGGCGCCGCCCAACGCGCCGAGCCGCGACGCGTGAGCGCGGCGAACGTTACCCATATCCGCATTGCGGCGAGCGCGTCACGCTCGGCCGGCGCCGCGGCCGCGGTACTCATTGCGGCTTGCCGTCGCCGGCGTCGAACACGAACGCCCGCTGTTTTTCCGCGTCGGTCATCGGCACTTCGCGGATTGTCCCGGCGCCGTCCGTCCGGACATACGATTTGTAACCAGGCTCCGGTTTGTCGTACACAATGCGGCATTCCACGTCGCGCATTTCGTATTTTTGGTTGAACCGCTCGACTAAATCACCGTGCGCCAAATTCGCCGCCTTGAGCTCGGCGCCGTAGTGCGCCGCCTGCTCGCTCTTTTGCCGCTCGATCGCGTACACGTGCGCCGCGGCGCGCCCCATCTTGTCGGCAATTTCGGCGAGCTCGGCGATTGTGAATTTGTGCCGGATGGTTTCTTTTACGATGCGTTCCGGCTGAAACGCGATCGTCGTATCGGCCGGCGCCGCGGGCGCCGCCGCGGCTTCGCTACTCAGCTTGACGCGGACGGCCGGTTTGTCGTCGTCGTCCGGCTTCGGCTCGGCCGGCGCCGGCGCGATCGGCTCGGCGTCGTCGTTCGGTTTCTGCTCGGCCGTGTCCGGCCGTTCGCCGCGTTTACCCTTCATTTGCTCCCCCCTATCGGCCGCTCGACGCCCACCAGGCGCCGCCATAAGAATTGAACTTTGCCGCAAATCATGGCCGTTAGCTTAAACCGGTGTTCGTGCCGGCAATAGTCCGAACAAGACCAAAGTATCCGCAACTTGCGCCGCTTCATTTCGCGAATAGCTCGCCGGCTTGCGCGCTTTCGAAGTCGCCGCACGCCTTACAAAGCGTGCGTTTTAATTTCGTGTCGTAAACGATCGGCGCATTCCGCGCGATCGAACGGCCGCACTCGGCGCAATGGCCCTCGAAGCGCGCGACGGCCGCTTGCAGGCGTTTCAATTCGTGTACGCTCCGATTACTTCAATTTCGAGCTTTTGCCGCTTCAGATCGTACCATTCGCCGCCGATTTCGATTGCCGTAAACATAAGCTCGGCGTTCGGCGTCGTGTGATAGGTAATCACCGCCACGTGTTCGACGCCCATTTCTCGCAACATATCCCCCGGTTCGCCGTACTCGCTCAACGGCACGCCAACCGCCGACGCGGCCGGCATTTCCGCGATTGTCCGGATATCTTCGATGCGGCCGACGACGGTTCCGGCTTCGCCCGAAATTCGTACGCGTTGGTTGTTTCGCAGCATCGTCATAACGGTTTATTCTATTTTTTCGCCGAGCGGCATAAGGTTTGCCGGCGCGTAGAACACGTCACCAGGTTGCGCGGGCCCGTACTCCAGATCGCTTCGCCCTTCGGCTTGCGTTATCAGTCCGGACGTGAATAGTTTGACAACCCGATCCGTCGCTTCCGACCTGGCCGCGGTAATCGCATCGAAGGAGTCTTTATCGAAGTCGAGCGGCGAGCCGAGCGCGGCGCCGATCGTCCGGTTCCAATCGCCGCGGAATTGCTGCAAGAGCGGGATTACCGCTTCCATGTAAAGCGCGCGGCGCGCTTCCTGATAGTTCGAATACGTTTGCGTTTGCGCGTCGCCGATCAATTGCGACGGCACGTGAAAGACGCTCGCGATATCGCGCTTGCTCAGAATTTGCTGCTCGGTAACGCCGGCGTCTACCGGCGTAAACCCCATCTGATGCCATTTCGCGTTTTCGAGAAACAGTTCCTCGCCGGCCGTCTTGGAGAACTTGATTCGTTCTTTCAACGCCGCCACTTGCGTATCGCCCCAATCGGAATCTTCGCGCGCCTCGATCCAACCAGGCGCGAAGCCGCGTTGTAGCATACGCTTCATGAGCGTGAGCCCTTCGTTTTCCGCATCGACGCGGAGCAACGCCGCTTGCAACGGCGCCATGCCGTAAATGTCATCGCTCGGATTGAATAGCTTGCTGTGCGAAATGTTTTCAGTCGGTACGTCGCGTTGTTTCCCGTACGCCGTGATCGACCATTTTTCTACCAACTGCGATTCGCTCAATTGCGGCGCGACGCTACCAGGCGCCCGTACGACGGCCGTTACTCGGTCCGGCCGTTGCAGATAGATCATCGACGGCGTGCCCGTCACGGCGTCGCCACGGCGTTCGATTTCGATGTAGTTATTGCCGGAAATGAGGATGTAGGACAACCAGGATTCAATGAAACTTTCGCCGCCCGCCCGCGCTAAAAGCTCGATCGACGGCCGCGGGTTCGAATTGAGCTTAATATGCCGCTCGCGCGCCGCTTCGTCGCCGCCGACTAAGAGCCCGTCGGCGCCGCGGCCGATCGCCTTGGCGAGTTCGGCCGGCGCCGTGAGCGCCTTGCTCTTGGCGCCGGCGTCCCACCATTTCACCTGTTTGCCGGCCGCGGCAATCAAACTTATGCACGCGTAAACGTCGGAATTCAACCGGTAGCCGGCCGACGCCAAGCCGGCGTAATCGTGGCCGGTCCAATTGGCCGCGCCGAGTCCACCGGCGCCGGTAACGCCGACGACGCGGATACTCGGCCGGCTGTCGATAATCGGCGTTTCTTTTCGGGCGAGCCCAAAGCGCGATAGCACACTCTGAATTACTGGCATAGCGTCATACTCTCCGAACCGAGCGGCGAAACGGCGACGGCGCCGCCCGCTCGCCGCCTATTCATTGCGCCACCGTCCGAGCGAAGCGATCGAGCGCGGCGCCCATCGTCCGGCCGGCGCACGCGCTAACGATACAACGCTCGCGCGCGTGCATACCAACCGCGGCCCAACGATACGCCGGCGTTGCCGTCGCGAAATAGTCGATTCGGATTGCGCGCCGGCCGTCGGCCCGCAACCATCGGCGAATCGCCGTTAACCTTGCGCGGTAGCTTTGCATTTTCGCAACGCGTTTCTACTGACGACGGCTTGCAAGCCGTCTTGAAACTCAATTAGCGCCGAATTCAAGGCGCCGCGGGCGAGCACTCGGCAAGCGGCGCCCTTGCGGTCCAACTGGCGAAGCGGCGACGACGCCGGCCAATTCTTCAACCTCGGACCCCATGAGTACACAT